CAATAGCACCCTTGATGTATAGCTCTTTGTGTCTATGAATGGTGTCAGATGGATTAGCCTCTTTCCAAGCAGTTTTGGATTTTTGCCAATGTTCTTCTTTGGCTTCGTAAGATATACGTCTTACATCTTCTGCTTCTTTTTGTTCCCGTGCTTTAAAATTTTGTATTACTTCTGGACTAGGTGTGGTTTTCACTTCTTTTTTTTTGGCGATATCACTTAACTTTATTGCTTTAGTTTTACCCTGTACTTCTTTTTGTTTTTCCACAATTTTACTCAAACTCTGTCCGCCACTTGGTATGGGTGCAGGTGTTGGTGCTTTAGGTGGAGTCTTAGGTGCTGGTGGAGTTTTAGGAGCATCTGGGTCTTCTCCATGGGTGTCGATATATCTCCATCTGAATGTGTATTGTGAAGCAATCAACAATAATACTGCTAATGGATCAAACACAAATATGATTGTGATGATGACCCAACGCACTGCTTCTTCTAATAGATTTCTATCTGCTTGTTCTCCATACACAAATTCAGCGATGTATCTGATCGGACCCACTTCTGATTCCAGTTTCATTAACTGTCCTTTTAATGGTTCTTGTTCTATAATCAGAGTTTCAATTCTGCCTTGAGCATCGAATATGTTCTTTTCAATGGTTTTGATTTCCACAGTGTTTGATGCCAATGTGGAGTTTATTTGAGCTCTTAACTTGTTGATGTTTTCTTGTGCTACTGTGATCTGTTGATTGATTCTGTCTCTTTCAGGTTGTTGACTTTTACGAACTTCCAATCCTCTTTTAACATTATCACCTTTTAGGAATCCTGATCCTTGATCTGTATATGCTTTAACATCAGCATCTAACACTTCAAGACGTTTGTAAGCGTCGTCTATCTTCTTTTGTTCTATCTGGATGTCTTGGTTAAATCTAGATTCGTTGCCCTTGTCTTGCCCTGATAGACGTGTTAATACGTCTTTTTGACGCACTATGTAACTGTTCTCTGCTTTAATTTTGTTGTCTATGATTTCAATTCTTTGGGTAACTGTGTCTGAGGATAAATTTTGATCCACGTGTGCTTTGGATAGAAATCCAAATATACCCATGGATGTTATCAACATCAACACCAACACTGCAATTGAAAGATATGTTTTTAGAAATAAAGGTGCTTTTTTCCAATTCTTATGGAGCCACACTGCTGTAACCAATTTGCCCACTTCTAATGAAGTGCCCATTATGATGATTGGTACAGCCGCCGCGGCAAAAATAGCCACTAGTCCTGCGACTGAATAATAAATTGCTACACCTGATATTGTAAGTGCGGTTAAAAATGTAATAAGTCCAAATAGCATACTTTACTCTTTTCGTATGCTGTATTTACCTAATTTTACCTAATAAATTGCCACCCTTGGTATGCAACATCTCTACAGGCAGTTTCTTTGAAATCTCTTGCGTTGCTTTTCTTTTTTATTTGCGTAAACACAACTCTGCAATAACCACTGCCGTGTGGGTAACTCATCACAATTTTTACAAATCCATGAGTATCAGTCTTCATATTATGCCAAGCAACTATCTTGCCTTCTTCAAGATTATCTAAGGCAAAAAATACTGCTTGATTCTGCTTTTTACTGTCCTCTTTGGATAACTTTCCCATGTTGTGTCGCATAAAGTTGTACCACAATTCTACACCAGTTCCTGCGTGTGTATAATTGTGAACAACACTTTTTTCTGTGCTAACACTTTTGTTCACACTGGTAGTGGTGCCACAGGCAGTTAATAGTAAACTACTGCCTAGGATTAACCATTTCCCAAGAGCCATCAAATTTTTGACAGACATATCCTTTTTTCCTTATCCATTCGTTGTTAACAAACATATCGAACCAATACTCTCTACATTCTTTGGCAATGCCTGAATATGCTAAAAAGTCTTTAGCACCATCATCGCACACCATTTTTTCTACTATCTGCTTGTCGAGTATTTGACCTTTATCGTTCTTAATGATAACGGTCTCTGTTTGAGCATTACAGTATTGATCACTCCATACACCACCTGCTGTGGCTGACGATCCTATAAAAAATAGTATCATACCAAGCGATAACATAATCAGAGCAATCGCGTAGAGTAGGTTTCGCATATTACCTCTCAGACTGTTTTAACACTTTGTCGGAAGTATCGCTGACTTTCACTTTGCTGAGTAACTTTTTATTGTTTTTGTCCTCAACCAATTGAACGATAGCATCAACATCTTTCTTAGAGATTTTCATCAACACAAACGATCTGTAATTGTTTTTGTCTGTGTTGTAAAGAGTGATCTTCTTCTCCACAGAATATGTTCTCAACACAGTCTGTTTGATCATATTCACAATCACGTCTTGTGCTTCAACAGTTCCAGTCATAGACTCCGATGCACCTTTTTCTGAATAGTTGATGGATGTCTTATTGTTCATCTCACCATTTATTCTGTCTGTGATCTTTGCCTTGGCTTTAAGAACTGCCTTCTTTTGAGACATTTCCATATCTGGAGATACTGCCACTGCTACTGCGTAGTAGAATCCATCTCTAAATATGATACCTTCTTTGCCAGTATCTGCGTGTTTAAGATACCAAGCAGGTACCTGTTTTCCTTTTGTGTTTTCTGTTGGTAATTGTACCATTCTACCTGAACAAGCAGATAAAACAAAACCTAATACAAGTACCATTATTATATTAATGTGCCTTTTCATAAGCCTCCTTTGTAAGTGTATAGTATATAAGAATCAGCCAAAATAGTCAAGCATTGAATACCAAAAAGAAATGGCGTCGTTATTGAGTTTTTGTTTTAATGTTACCAAAATATCTATTTGGAAACAGTGTATTCGAAGTTTTGGGAGGTTTCGTTCTTTTGAATAAGACGAGCACCGTTTTTCAAATGAAATCTTTCTGCCATTTGGGTCAACGGAGACAGTGTGATTAATCTATTGAGATGATTAGACTTCTTAATCATTTTGTACACTTCGTTAACAATCATTTTGCCACCGCCTTTTTTGAGACTCCACACAGTGTAGGCAATAGCAATAGAACCTTGTATGCCTGCTCTATGGGTGGCTTGTAGATAGGCGTCTTTAGAAAACAGATCCAATTCTTCCACAGTGGTGGGTATTTCATTCACAAAGCCAAAACACATCACTGCTTTGATTTCTCCATTGTGTTTGAGTCCGTAAATTTTTCTACCGTAAGATGTTCTGAATTTAATATCCAGTTCTGGTCTCACAGGATCCTGTGAGCAATCAACCTGTTTGAGTTCAATCAACTCAGACTTCTTTAACCAATCGAAATTGAACCAAGATTTAATTTTCTTCGTGGTGGTCATCATACTTCCTTATGTGTAATAATAATGCCATCACTGCCACACTAAAAACTATTCCTATAAAAAACAAACCTAACATTTATTCTCCTGTGTATTTTTTATCACCTTTGTGCCAACCTACATCTTCGAAGTTTTCACTGCTACATTTAGGACAACAATAAAATTCTTCCAGTGTCTCGTCTTTTTCTAATTCTTGAGCAACACCTCTCCATTTACAATCCCAACAAATAAAATTCCAAAAAGTTTCTTTTTCTTCGCTCATTTATTACCTTTCATCAGTGTGATTTCTGTGGCGGCTTTTCTGCCTGATACATCATCGTCATCAGCAAACACAGGCACCTGATTGGATTTATGCATGGTGGCAATACCTATCAATCTACGTTTACCTGTGTAACGCATTTCTTCTCTCTTACTGCCCACACCCTTTTCCATCACAGGCACTTTGTCACCACAAGGAATGCCTTGTCTATCAACAATCTTTTCAAACTGTAATGTTTCAGACTTTTTAGGTCTTGGTTTGATGTTGTCCAAGCCTCTCTCCTTCAACCAAGCCTTGTGTTCCTCACGAGCCTTTCGCAGTGATGCTGTGTTGGGTAATCTGTGTTTGACTCTTTTAGGTTGCTTCAAAATAATAAATCCCATTCTATTATTGTATTGTGTTATTTACTGTTTGTCAATGATTGAATTTTGTCCAAAATAATGTTGGCGTAATCCTCATTGGTGCTCCAAGCACTCAATCCATCCACCATTGCTCTAATATCAGGTTGTTCATATGTGGATTTTTTTCTCACATCTCTAAAGGATTGATAGGCAGGGTGCCTATTGATGATTGCGATCACATCTTCCACACTCTGACATTTGGTTAGGTATTTTTTAACACCAAATCTAGCATTAGGTATGGCGGCAGGTTTCATGTGAGGGACTTTATCTAAATCCCAAGTTCGCACTCCAAACAGAGCATTGCCTTCCACCGCAAATCTTGATTTGCCATAGTCGGATTCTATGATTGCCATTGCTACCAGAATGTCTCTTGGTATCCTCTGATCCACAGGCAGTGTCCAGTTGAGATAATCTATACACTGGTTCATTGATTTTACGAAAGTCTTAGGACCATCGTATTTGAATTCAGGTTCATGTAGCCCAAAGTTTTTTGCCATCTCAACCATCCGCTTGTCTTCCTGCTTACGGATTTTGTCCACCATGATTGAATTGGGATTGAATGTGCCGTAGATGTATGCGGCAAAAATCACCACAATCACTGCCAACACTTTGTAAAGAAATATTTTTATTTTGTTTATGGTACGTCTTGGAAATGCTTCTCGCACTTTATCCTCCACTGAATCTTTTGCTTTTTTCAGTTTGTCTATCACATACTTTTTATACCAAATAGCCATACAAATAGTATATACTATTTTAGATATAAATCAAGAGCAAATTAATCGCTATTTCTTTGGGTTTTTGAGATGCTCTTTACAAATTTCATACCAATATTGACCACTTTCCCTCAGTAGTTCATTATCTGTACGCAGTTGTTCCATTCTTTTGTGGATTATATTCCATTGATGTTTTGAAAACAATTTGTGTTGTTCATAGTGTTTGTCTAATCGTAACAACACATCGTCTATTATTGGGCAGGTAATGTCTGGCACACGAGGCGCCTTCTTCTTCCATTTAGAAAACTGTGACGTTTTCTTTCTTGTAGGACGAGCCATAAGCGACTCCTTTCATACAATTATTTAGATATCGGTATCCGAATGTTAAGTGATGGTTTAATGATAATGTTGTGCTTTAAATGTGGGAGCCGAAACTCCCACACCTGATCTGTTCTGTTGCCCGGTAGATCAACCGCCAAGTGGCCGGTTATTAAGCGGCAACCAATTCCGCATCAGCGAATACGCTGACAGGAACTGTCACTTCTGGTTTAAATGCGTTTGCATTTATGATTGACCCTTTACAGAGGTCTGACTGATAAACTCCATGTGCTTTTAAACTCTGGTCGAACCTGTATCACCCCCGTAAAGCATATTACCTAATATGTTTTGCGTGACTGATTTGGTGGAGGTGGTCGGTACTGCCCCGACGTCCCAAAAGTGTATTACACACACTTCATCGTCTACACGTGTATTTAAACAGATATTTTAATGAAAGTCAAGTTATTTTTTAACTTTGTGCCATCTACCATCAGAACTACGCACTTTGTCTGGATGCTTTACTTCTATGATGAATGGTTTCGTGTCCTTGAATGTTTTACCGTGAGCAAATTTGAATATGTGTCCATGTTTGCTGTCTTCCTTCCAATGATTCTGGAAGTCTTCTATCACTATTTTATTCTTGTAAAATTTTATTGCCATGTCATAAACATAGCATATTATTACAACAGTGTCAAGTGATTATTCTTTGATGATTTTGATATCGGTAGCAACTTCTCTACCTCTGAATTCTTGTAGTTCATATTCAACCACTTCGCCATCCATCACTTCTTTGATGTTAGCGGCTTTAAGAGCAGAGATATGTAAGAACACGTCTTTACCTTCGTTGTCTGGTGTAATGAATCCAAATCCTTTAGCAGAGTTGAACCATTTAATTTTACCTTTTGCCATACTTTTTCTTGTTGTTCTTTAATACTCTTATTTAGCGATTTAATGAAATTTTGTGTGTAGTGCCGCGGATTATTACATCCGCGACACTTGAATAATTACATAGAGTTTTTCTTCTCTTGTATTTCTTTTCTTCTTAATTTTACCGCTTTACCTAAAATGCCTAAAGCCTTTCTAGCTCTAGCCGCCGCCGCTTTTACACCTTTTGTTTCAAAGGCTTCTGACTCAGCGATGTAAGATTCAAAAGCAGTTTTTATTTCTTCATGTGTTGCCATGATGTTTCTCCTTTATAACGTTATAAATTTCAGTCCAATCTTTTACTCTTCGGACTGAATTAACTGTATTATACACTGAATTGTGTGCATGGTCAAGTAGTAATGCTACCAAACCCATGTCAGCACCTAATTCGGCATTAACCGGTTTGTCTTCTATCCAAACGGTACCTTCTGGTATTTTGGATAGTGCTTCATCTTTGTCCGCTCCTGTGTCCAAACACTCTATTGTTTCAAACACATCACCGAACACTTCCTTAAGATTCTGTTCTCTCAATTGATTTGCTTTGATGTCCAACGTCTGACTAGTGATCACATGAAACTTGTATCCTAAATCAGCGATTTTTTTAACATTTTCCACAGCACCATCTATAGGTTCTAGATCTTTCATCCAAGCACTCTCGTTGAATATTTTAATCAACACTTCACATTGACCTTTATTCATATGATAGTTCATGTGCATTTCATAGTGATCATTGGCCAATTTGGGAAAGCCTTGAAACTTCATCCAAGCATCGAAACTTTGCTCCCATTTGAGCAGTACACCATCGCAGTCTGTGGCTATAATTTTTGACATTATTTAGGCAGTGTTAAACCTGTTGTACCTTGTGTGTATTGTCTAGCCATGCCATCTTCAGTTTCAGTATAACACACCACATTCTTTTTGTAGATTTCAATTGAAGCATTTTGTGGTATGGTAAACACAAATGGTCCAAGACCTATTCCTTTGTTAGGAATATTAACAATAGCTCTTGGTTTTGCTACTACTAACTTCTCTTCTTGATCTTCTTCTAAACGTGCTATTACTTCCTCACCGCTCATCAGTTTGATAGTTATTGTGTCTCCTGCTTGTGGTCTAGCCATTATGTTCTCCTTTTTCAAAGAAGGCTTTCAATTCCTGAAATCCTCCAATAGAGTTTCCGTTGATTATGATTTGTGGTACACTTCTAACATTGGGTAATGCTTCAAGCAGTTGTTCTTTGGTCCAACCTTCACCAATTTTTCTTTCTTCGTATTGTATTTCTTTTTGTTTAAGCAAGGCTTTTGCCATATCACAATATGGACACATTGGCTTACTCCAAACTATTACTTCAGTTATCTTTGACATTTGGTATTCTTATTGCTCCTATTCCTTCTTCATGAAGTTCTTTTATTTCTTTATCTGATGCTGTACCGTATATATGATCATCACGTTCTCCCAAAGACGCTTTACGAGCCTCCTTGGCAAATCGATCACCTACATTTTCACAATTTTTTTCGACCCAGGTCTTCAAATGTTGAAGAGTAGATCTGCTATTATAAAAAGCAGTATTGCTTTTTTTACTTGTGATTTTTTTAGTTTTTGGACTTATGTTAGGTGACATGACTGCCCTACGTATCAATGTATCATCGCATATCGGACATCCGATTAACTTTTTTTGTTTTTGATTTATATATGATTTTTCAGAATCGAACCAACCTTCAAATTCGTGATCCCGAGAACATAGTAAATTGTATTTAGGCATTCTTTATTATAACTTATATATTGATCAAAGTCAATAGTATTTAATAAGGGTGTTCGTCGTTTTTGATGTGCTTGGAATATTCTTCAGAATTATCTGATACAAGACTTGCTATCCAAATTATGATAGCGGCTCCCATTATGCCCCAAAGAAAATATCCTTCTCTGCTAGTCAGCAACAGCAGTAACACTTCTAGTCCATTCATGGAAGAATAATCTATCATTATAATTTAAATTTTTTAAATTGATCTTTTTGAACGTCTTGTTTGATACCACCAACGATATAAGATTCGACTTCAGTTTCTTGAGGAGCCACCTGCATACCTTTTGATGATAACCAATGCTGTGTCCAAGGCAGAGGATTTTGTGATGCTGACACATCATATATTGGATCGTAACCTAATGCTCTCAATCTTTTGTTAGCAATCCATTCCACATACTGTCCCAACAATTTTTCGTTTAATCCAATTAAAGAACCATCCTTGAATAAATGCTTTGCCCAGGCTTTTTCTTCATCTACACAATCTTTAAACATTTGAATCACAGTTTTTTCTGTGCCTTTGATTGCTTTGGTCATTTCAGAATCATCTCCTTTGTGCCATGCTTTGATAATGTGTGTGGATAGATTCAAGTGTGTTGCTTCATCTCTAGCAATCAATGAAAGTATTTTTGCTGAACCTTCCATAAGTTTTAGTTCACCAAACGCAAATGTACAAGCAAATGAAATATAAAATCTTAAACCTTCTAACAAGTTCACAGTGTTCATTGCTAGATACAGTTGTCTTTTAAGATCAACCATATCCACTTTTTTACCAACAGCATAATCTAATGCCATTTTACCAAACTTATCATACTCTCCGGTAACTGACTGTGCTCTTTTTAAAATTTCTTTATCATCTAAAATAGTATCAAAAACTTCTGCAGGATCACTGTAAACGTTTTTCATTATGTGTGTGTATGATCTAGAGTGTATGGTTTCAAAGAAATCCCAAGTCACAATACAGCCTTCCAACTCTGGATTTGAAACATACGGTAGGAACATAAGACTTGGTCCTCTGCCTTGCACTGAATCCAACAGTGTTTGATATTTTAGATTGCTTGTGAATATGTGTTTTTGTTCTGGTCTGAATCCTTGATAATCTGCTCTGTCTTTTTGTAATGAAACTTCTTCTGGTCTCCAAAAGTAACCAATCATGGTTTGATTCAACTTGTCAAACTGAGGATATTTAAAATCGTCGTATCTTTGTACGCCACCATCCTCACCAAAGAACATGGGCTGTTTGGTAAAATCTATATTATTTTTGTTAAAAACAGTTTTTGTCATATCTAAATTAATTATCTAATACTATTTCTTTTTTTGATTTTGTCAACTCTATATTGTACAGGCGTCGCATTCGCCATCTTCCAACTCTGCTAATTGTTCTTCTACAGTGGCGTCACCATTTATGTGTTCGCCATTTGCTCCGTTGGTATGTTCACCATTCATGTGTCCATTTAATCGTTTAGATTCAACTGCTTGTTCGATATCAATGCCTGCTGGTTGCACATCTTCTTCTTCACCTTTGAAGTCGTAAGTGTTTTGATAATAAGAAGTTTTCCAACCATATTTGTATGCTGTCAGCATATCTTGAGCCATCACTGAAATTGGTACTTCATTGTTATCAAATTGTAATGGATTGTAACTCCAGTTGCCTGATATGGCTTGGTCGAAATACTTCTGCATCATTGCCACAACATTAATGTATCCTTCATTGCTGGGCATTTCCCAAAGCAGTGTGTAGGCATTTTTTAATTTAGGAAAGCCTGGCACTATCTGTTTGAGTGGTCCTTTTTTACTTTTCTTAATGGATAACAATGCTCTTGGTGGTTCAATGCCATTTGTCTCGTTTGAGACCACTGAACTTGATTCCGATGGCATCTGTGCTGACAGTGTGCTGTGTCTTAATCCGTGTTTGGCAATATCTTTTCTTAAAGTTTCCCATGCCATTCTCTGTTTGTGTGGCACAATTTCGTCCACATCTTTTTTGTAGTGGTCTATGGGTAACAAGCCATCTGCATATTTTGTGCTAGAAAATCCTTCACACGCACCTTTTTCTTTTGCGATGTTGTTACTTGCTCTTAAAAGATAGAATTGAAATGCTTCGGATAATCTATCTACACTGTCCCAAGCACCTTTGTCTGAATACTTGAAACCCTGTTTGGCAAGATAGTGCGCCAATCCAATATAACCAATACCTAAACTTCTACGTTTTTTAGTGCTGATTTCTGCCGCTTTGACTGGATAATCTTGATACTCTATAATTTCTTCCAATGCTCTAACAGCCAAGTCACATAAATTTTCCAAGTCATCTAGATTGTTTAATTGTCCCACATTGATAGCACTCAATATACACAATGCTATTTCGCCTTGTGAGTCATCTATTGAACTGATAGGTGTTGTAGGCAGTGTGATCTCTTGACAAAGATTTGACATATTAACTTTATCTTTGAATGATGAGTGTGAGTTACAATGATCCAAATTCATTATGTAGATACGTCCTGTTTCTGCTCTTTCTTTTAAAAGGTCGCTGAACAGTTCCTGTGCTGGAATTGTTTTCTTTTTGATTGATGAATCTTTTTCATATTTTTTATATAAAGCATCAAACTTGTCTGTGCCAAATGACTCATACAATCCAGGTGCATCATGTGGAGAAAACAGTGTGATGTCTTCATCGTTCATAAATCTTTCATAGAACAGTTTTGTTATCTGAATAGAATAATCCAACTTACGCACTCTGTTGTCTTCTGTGCCTTTGTTGTTTTTTAATACAAGTATGTCTTCAATCTCTTGGTGCCATATTGGAAAGTGTACAGTTGCTGATCCACCACGCACACCATTCTGTGTACAACATCTCACAGTGGATTCGAATTTTTTAAGGAACGGAATGACTCCTGTGTGCTGAACCTCTCCTCCTCTTATTTTAGCATTGATACCTCTGATAAG